CCTTCCGCGCCGTGGCCAGCGCCTCGCCGTAGGCCTTCTCCGCCGTGGCCACCGCCTCGCCGTAGGCCTTCTCCGCCGTGGCCACCGCCTCCCGGTAGGCCTTCTCCGCCGGAGCCAGCGCCTCCCGGTAGGCCTTCTCCGCCGTGGCCACCGCCTCGCCGTAGGCCTTCCGCGCCGGGGCCAACAGCAACGATCGCAGGTATTCCTCCGACCAGTTCCCGCGCTTCACGAAGGCGATCAGCAGCTTCGCGTTGCCCACCGACTTGTCGAAGAACCGCTGCGCCGCCGCGTCGTGGCTGGCCTTCGCCGCGAAGGGGGCGGCGTCCATCTGGAAATCCTGCTTCAGCGTGCGCGTGGTCAGGTCAAACTCGTACTTGAGGTGCTTGTCCTCGTTGATCTTGAAGTGCGCGGCAATCTCGCTGTGCGAGTGGATGCCGTCTGCTGCGTAGACCTTCCCGGTGACGCTTACGAGGCATGAAATCATCCGGCGCATACTTGTCCTCCTTACAGGCAAAAAACCAACGCAATAATGAACCAGACCCACAGCGCCGCGACGACGAGCCCGAGGAACTTCAGCATCTGCCTCACAAGCCCTCCTATCGGTTGTCAAGCAACACGAGGTCCACCGCCCGCACGTGGTGCAGCAGGACGTTCTTGAGCATGTAGCTGCTGGCCGTCCCGTCGGCGAACGTCGCGTCGACGAGGTAGGCGCCCGGAACTCGGTTGAGCGGTGTCACGTGGATGGATGTCGGCCGTAGCCCGGCCTTCTCCGCGAGCGCCATGGCGATCCGACCGTTGGGGGTGACGTTGAGGGTGGTCATTCGGGCACCACCACGATGCTCGCGTCCCGGCCGTCTTCCCTTGCCACCACGAGCGCAGCCTCGGCCTGTTCCCGGGTGAGAAACGCGCGCAGGGTCAGCCCGTCGTCGTAGCGGACCACGCGACCCTCGGCCAGCGCCAGGCTCCACCTGCGCTTCGCTTCCCGGGCCTCTTTTTTCGTCACCGGTCCTCCCTCCTGGAACACGCGGCGCGCTGCGCGTCCGTCGTGTGCGTCTTATTGCAGCGAGCGCACTTGGTGAGTTTTTTCACTTGGTCACCGACGGCAGGTCCGGGTGAAGGCGCGCCCGGATGGCATCCACGAACGGTCCAAAGCCAGCCTCGCCACGGTCGCAGCACTGGAACCCACCAAGCTCGATGACAAACTGCCGAACCGTCGACGCGTCGATGGACCCCTGCTTACCGTCCTGCTCATCCGCCAGGTCGAACCGCTTGGCCGCGGCCACAAGGGCGTCGATGGCCTTGGTCACGAGCCGCTCGGCTTCCACGAGGTCGACGACGGCCGCCCGCCTGTTAGTGTCTGCTGCGTGCATGACTACTTCACCTCCGGCTTGCCGCTGAGGTCCATGTCAACCGGCTCGGGGATGGTCTGAAAGATCGCTGCGGGCGATGGCGCGGGCGTGGGTTCCGGAATGCCGTAGGTGTAGATGACGTGCTCGCGGCCCATGACCGCTTCGATCTCGGCCGCGATCTCGGTCAGCTCCTGGTAGAGCTTGATGGCGGCGACGGCGTTGGCGACGTCGCGTGTGGTGAACCCCCAGGAGAGTTCCGTCCGCACGCTGTAGCTGCCGGCGCGCTGCGTGGGGTCGTCCGGGTTCTCAACCGTGTCGTCGCTGCGGGTGAACTGCACGTAGAGGCTGGCGTCCACGGCCCACGCCCGCTCCACGCGAAGCGACAGGTTGTAGCCCTCGCTGACCTTCGCGCCGCGCACGTGGAAGCTGTCGATGAGCGTCTTGACCTTCGCCGTCGCCTGCTCCAGCGTGAGCCCGCTGCACGCGTTGCGGAACCGGCGGCACAGCTCCTCGTGCCGCTTGACCTTGCCGCCCCACACACTCATCACGGCGTGCGCGTAACTGTAGATGAAGTCGCTCTGATACGTGGTGTTGAGACCGTTCCTCTCGGCAACGGACAGGGCCACGTCGCCCAGCTCCCGAGCCAGCACCTGGCGTGCGTCCCACGACATCGCGTTGATCTGTTCGAGAGTAGCGTTGACCGCCACCGGATCGTTGCGTCCCAGATCCTCGGCCATTTTCACCGTCGCCGTCTTGTTGCTCTTCATGCTGTCCTCCTAGGTGCTCATGTCGTTGCGGGTCACCGGGTTGACGTGCTCCACGCCCCAAACTGTAACAGAACCCAAAAACCAAGTCAACAAGAAAACGTCCCCACCAAAAATAAACCGTAACTCCTTATTGCGCAGTAACTTCCATGGGATGGTTGTGTGGGCAGCTGAGGTGTGGTATAATACGTCCGCCTTGGTGGGGCTTCGGAGCTACCCCCGCAAGTGCCAACGCTGTGTGCCCACCAGCACCGGCCGCGGCGGCCAGGCCCTCTCATTACTGGTGGACCACGATGCAGAATTTCGTTGGCTGGCTCCTGCAGCAGCAGGGCCGCCAGGACGCCGTCGGGCACGCGGCACGGACTGCCCGTGCTAGCCGTAGCTTCCCGCGCAACTCCAAACACCTCCACGTCTTCCTCAGGCACGCGGACAGCAACCCCACATATCGTCGGGCCATCAAGACCGCACATGCCGAGTGGCGCGCCCTCGTGAAACAAGGGACGCCACGATGAAGGACGAACTCGACCGCTACTTCAAACTTGGGTGGCGTCTCGTCCCCATCCCCAAAGGCGAAAAAGGTCCCCGCGTTTCCGACTGGCAGCACAAAGAGTTCACGCTTGCGGATTTCGATCTGACCGCGAACGTCGGCGTGCTCCTGGGAGAACCGAGCAAGTGGGAAACGGACATCGACTGCGACTGCAAACAAGCCGTCTCCGCCGCCAAGGTCTTACTGCTCAAGACCCAGATGATCCACGGCCGGCCTTCCAATCCTCAGTCGCACTACCACTTCACCAGCGAACACTCAAAATCGGAAGCGTTCAAGGATCTCGACGGGTCCATGATTATCGAGATCCGCTCTACAGGTGGTCAAACCGTCCTTCCGCCGTCGATGCACCCGAGCGGTGAGCGCCTGGCGTGGGAAGTTTTCCGGGAAGCCTCCGCCGTAGAGTTCGGGCTACTGCGCCAATCCGTGGCGTGGGTCGCCACCGCTGCCATCCTCGCCCGTCATTGGCCCTCTGCTGGATCTCGCCACGCGGTCGCAGGACTCGTGGCCGGCCTGCTTGTCGCCCTTAAACTCGAGCCACTCACCATCGAAAAGATTGTGGAGTGCGCGGCGACCATCGCCGGGGACAACGACGTTCCAGACCGCACACGGTTCGCTCGGGAGACGGTTAAGACGTTCGCAGAGGGTGGCAAAGTTGGCGGCGGCCCCAAACTCGCCGACGAGATGGGACCGGAGATCGTGAAACGGATCCGGGAGTGGTTCGAAGATACCACAGGCAAATCGCAAATCGAGCAGCTCAACGAAAAACACGCCGTCATCTTCCAGCAGTCCGGCGACCTGTTTATCATCACCGAAGACCGGGATGCCCTCGGGAACTGCTTCCTCCGGTTCTCCTCTCCCGAGGTTATCAAACAACTCTATCCGCAGCTCGTGGCTTTCCCTTCTGGCAATGGTAAGGCTGTGCTACGTCCACTGGGCGCCACCTGGCTCAGCAGCCCGCGTCGCCGCTTCTACAATGGCATCGAGCTGGCCCCCAACGGCCACACCACTCCCGGCTATTACAATATGTGGAACGGCTTCACCGTGGAGCCGAAGAAGGGGGACTGGTCCATCTATCGTCAACATCTTGACTTGCTAGCCGAGCACGACGAAGAGAGCGCGCGTTACATTTTAGCGTGGATGGCGGACGTCGTGAAACACCCGGAGCGCCCCGGCGTTACGTCGTTGGGGTTCCGTGGGGGCCAGGGCACCGGGAAATCCACCTTTGTCAAGTGGTATGGCTCCCTGTTCGGCTCCCACTTCCTCCACCTGGATAGCGAGCAGCGCCTCTTGGGGCGCTTCAACGCGCATCTCCACAATGCGATTCTGGTGCTTGCGGACGAAGCGGTATGGGCCGGGGGCAAACAAGGTCTCGGGGCGCTGAAGCGGCTTATTACCGAGGACACGCTCGCAATTGAGCGCAAGGGCATCGACACCATTATGGTGAAGAACATGATCCACATGATGGTGGCGAGCAATGAAGAGTGGTTTGTGCCCGCCAGCTTCGACGACCGGCGATTCGCCGTTTTCCACGTCAGCGACGCTCGGCAGAATAATGCCCAATTCTTCGGGACCGTGCGTGAGGAGCTCTTTGAGCGTGGGGGCCTGGCGGCGCTCCTCTACGACCTGCTCGAGCATCCGGGCAATGTGGACTTGCGTAAGATACCAGAAACCGAGGAGCGCGACCGGCAGAAGAAGCGCTCACTCCAACCGAAGCACGCATGGTGGCTGGAGATGCTCACGGACGGCACTCCGTGGGACGAGGCCGAGCTCACGGACATCGGGGACTATCGTGTAGACCCGGAGCTGCTTTACACGTTGTTTGTGACTGCCACACAGAAGGCCGAGCGCTACACGAACAACGGATTCAAAGGCGCACTCGGCCGCTACCTCAAGACTGTCCTGCCTGATCCTTACCCCGTGCTGAAACAAGCCGGCACCGGAGACGAGCGTGGTAAGCGCTTCTGGTTGTTCCCGAGCTTGGGCATCGCGCGCCAGCACTACGACAAACTGTTCGGCCGCGAGGACTGGGGAGACAATTCCCTGCACCTGAGCGGCGGTGGCTTGCCGGAAGACCCGCCGTTTTAGGTGGTAACACGCAACACGGGCCGCGCGATTACCTGTTCCCTACCTGTTACCCGAGGTGCGCCCCGTATTCATTGGCTTTTTCTACTACTTGTAACACTGTAACACTGTAACAGGTAATAAAATGGTATTGGACAAAGGGGTCACCAACCTCGTGGTGGGGTCGCTGTACCGGGTGAGTTGAAAAACTACCTGTTACTCGTTACACGCGTTACAGCCCTCTGTTTATTGACTTTTTCTTGTAACAGGGATTTTAGTTTTTTGGAGATTTGAACAGGCTTACGCCGGACTTTTGGTCCGCCTTTTGTTTGCCTGAATTTTCCGCTTGACTTCTTCCCGAACTGGGATTACCATCCCCCACAGAGAGCCGGAGCGTCCCCCGGTTGAGTTCCAACATAGCGACCTCTTATGGACAGCTCGGAAAAACGGTCTGACGGGTGGCCTTACGGCCATGACGCGGAGGGTAAGCCCCTCCCTGCCGACCGTCAGTGCACCGCGAAGAGCAAGCAGTCGGGCGAGCGCTGTAAGAGGCAGGCCAGCCCTGGCGGCTTTGTTTGCAACATTCATGGTGGTAGGATTCCCAACGCCGTCGCCGCGGCCCGTGCTCGCCTCCTCCAGGCCGCCGGCCCCGCCATCACCCGTCTCCTCGAAATTATCGAGTCGCACCCAGGCCGCTGCACGGGTTGTGGACACGTCGACCCTGTTACGGGCGTCAAATGCGAAGGTTGCGGGCGGGATACGGATCGCTCCGCCACAATCTCCGCCATTCGGACATTGCTGGATAGATGCGGTCTCGGCCCCCATTCTACGGTCACTGTCGAACCGGGCGAGAAAGACCAACTGCGAGGCATGAGCAGTGATCAGCTTCGAGCAAGGGCTCAGCAAATCTTAGCGATGGCTGACTACCTGGAAACAGGTGGGCCTGCCCCTGACGAAACTGAGGGAGACGCTGTCCACTGATGAGCAAGACCTTACCGTAGCTGACGCTTTCACGGAACTCGACGAGATAGAGGCTGAGTTCGCGCGAAAGAGTTTGCGTCTCTTCCTGCCTAGGGTTTGGTCCGTCATCGAACCCGAACAGCCCTTTCTTCCCAATTGGCACATCAACTTGATGTGCAACGAGCTGGAAGCACTCGAAAAAGGGGACGTGGTGCGCGAGATCTTCAACGTGCCGCCAGGCACGATGAAGTCGCTGCTCATCTCCGTCGTCTTCCCGGCTTGGGTGTGGGCACACAACCCTCGCGCCCGGTTCCTCAAGGCATCTTACTCCGCGCACCTGTCCATCCGCGACAACATCAAGCTGCGCGACGTGGTGATGTCCGCGTGGTATCAGAAGTTCTACAGGGTTCAACTCGTTCCGGACCAGAACCAGAAGACGCAGTTCAATACGCAAGAGAGTGGCTGGTCGTTGGCGACGTCCGTGGGTGGCGCCGGTACGGGCGAACATCCGGACTATGTCATCATTGACGACCCGACGACGGCCGAGCAGGCCCGGTCCGATGTGGAGCGCCAGCGGGCGAACGATTGGTTTGACCAAACCGTATCGACCCGTGGTGTGATACGTGATGTCAAGTGCATCATCGTGATGCAGCGGCTCCATCAAGAAGACCTCAGCGGCCACCTGCTGGCGCGCGGCGACTGGAAGCATCTGTGCCTCCCCATGCGCTACGAGCCGACGCGACCCGCTACGGATACGGACGCGGGACACGTTGCTGAGCCTAGCGACCCCCGTCGTCTGGAGGGGGAACTGTTGTGGCCGAAGGCGTTCCCCGAGTCCAAGGTGCGGAAGATGGAGTTGGACCTGGGACCGTTTGCCGCGGCAGGACAGCTTCAGCAGCGCCCGGTGCCGGAGGGCGGTGGGCTGTTCCAGCGTGGGTGGTTCAAGTTCATTGACCGCGCGGCCGTGCCGCCGGACGTGCGCTGGTGCCGTGGCTGGGATACGGCTGGCACTGAGAACGACGGGGACTACACGCAGGGCGTGAAGATCGGCGCGGAATTCAAGGCCGTCGTGCTGCAGGGCAGGCGCGTGACGACGGTGGAGCGCGTGTTCGTCGCCGGTTGCCATGGCGGCCAATGGGGTTCCGGGCAGGTGGACCTCGAGATGATGGCGACGGCCACGTTGGACGGTCGCACGTGCATGCAGCGCGAGGAGAAAGAAGGCGGCGCGAGCGGCAAGGGCATTGCGCTGGCGCACGCCAAACTGCTCGCAGCCTTCGATTACAAGTGCGTGACGATTGGTGCGGACAAGATTACACGCGCGAAGCCGTTTAGGTCCCAATGCGAGGCAGGTCTGGTGTACGTCGTGATGACGGGGAACGTGGAACAGGACGCGTGGGTGCAGCCTTACCTCACGGAGCTGTGCGCGTTCCCGACCGCGAAGCACGACGACCGCGTGGACGGCACGAGTTGCGCGTACAACTGCCTGCTCGAGACGCCGAAGGCCGTGCAGACTGAAGCGACGTGGGGCCGATGACCGTGGAATCAACCGTCGTCCTGCATGTCGCCGATCTGCCGGAGGTCATGGAGGCGTTACGCCATGAGATGGCGGACGTCCTGCGCGACACAGCGAGGGAAGGGCAGGCCCCAGAAGAGGCGCGTCTTTACCTGTGGGCGGTCGCGGACACGTTCGAGGGGCGCGGCGCGGGAGAGGTGAAGGAGAGTTAGATGGATCCCGAACCTGATTTCATTCGGGCACCCGTAGGTGAAGCGCTGCTCCGGTTGCGTAGGGAGCGGGCGTTGGCTGTAAGCGAGCGCCGGAACGCGCCGCGACGGGCGAAGGCCACGGCCAGGCGCCGCGCGAAGCGCCGTTTGGAACAGGTCAGCCACAAGAGGAACCGGGCATGAGCAGCAAGAAGTCCGCGCGCCCGTCGTCTTCCGCGCGCCCGTCGTCCGCCGCGCTGCGCTCGGCCGAGTCCATCATGCTCAGCCGCTACCTGCTGATGCGGCAGGCTGGAATTACCTTTGAGGGCAAGCGGGATCTCTACAAGGTCTTAGGCTATTCGCGTATCATCACGAACAAGATGTACCGCGACGAGTACGCGCGGGGCGGCATCTCGAAGCGGATCGTCGAGGCCTATCCGAAGGCGACGTGGCGCGGCGGACTGGAATTGCAGGAAGACGAGGACCCGAAAGTTTCGACGCCGTTCGAGACGACGTGGGAAAGGCTTGAGAAGCGCCTGAAGGTGTGGTCAACGCTCCAGCGCGTGGACATCCTGGCTGGCCTCAGTCAGTACGCGGTGCTGCTCATCGGTGCGCCGGGAGAACTCAACCAAGAACTGCCGAGGGGCAACCCGGACCAGTTGCTCTACCTGACGCCGTTCTCAGGCGGGGGCGGCCCGTTTCCCTCTTCCTACACCGGCACCTCTGGCTTCTCCGGGGCCGAGTACGCGGACGCCACGATTCGCGACCTGGACATGGACCAGAACAGCAAGCGGTTCGGGTTGCCGCTGACTTACCAGTTGCGGCGGGTCGATGCCACGTCGCCGTCGCTCCAGGTGCCCGTGCATTGGAGCCGCGTCCTCCACGTCGCCGAGGGCACGCTTGACAACGACATCTATGGTCAGCCGGTCCTCGAGAACGTGTTCAACCTCCTGGAGGATCTCCAGAAGGTGACGGGCGGAGGGGCTGAGGCTTTTTGGCTAAGGGCGAACCAAGGAACCTTGCTCAACGTCGACAAGGACGCGGTGCTCGACGAGGATGCGGTCAAGAAGTTGAAGGAAGAGGTCGAGGACTACAAGAACAACATCTCGCGCTTCTTGAAGACTCGCGGTGTGGACGTGAAGACCCTCGGGAGCGACGTCGCGAACTTCAATCAACCGGCCGATGCCATCCTTACGCAGATCGCGGGCAGCAAGGGCATCCCCAAGCGCATCCTGATGGGCAGCGAGATGGGACAGCTCGCGTCTGGACAGGACGCGGACAACTGGGCAGATCAGGTCCAGGACCGCCGCACAAGTTACGCGGGTCCCTGCATCGTGCGCCAGTTCGTCGACCGACTGATCGCCTATGGCTACCTGCCCACGCCCGCGAAGGACTATGAGGTCAAGTGGCCCGTCGTCGAGCAACTGACGGAAACAGAGAAGGCCGAAGGCGCGGTGCAGTGGGCCTCGGTCAACAAAACGCAGGGCGCCACGGTGTTCACTCCCGCGGAAATTCGTCAGAAATGGTATCGGCTTGACCCTCTGACCCCCGAGCAGGAACAGCCGGTGCAGGCGCTGGAGGCTGTTAGGTCTGTCGCGCCTCCGCCCGCGGAGGACGTGGCGGTTGGCGGGGAGCCTGTCGCGGCGCCTCCGAGCAACGGGAATGGCAAGGTCCCGCCGCAGTTCGTCAAGGGTGCGTTCCCCAAGGCGGCGGAAGAAGTGGACCTCCTCGTGATACTGGAGCAGGCGCTCATCGAGAACAAGACGCAGGTCCTGAACGACATCCTCGGGCCGGACTACGAGGGCATGCTGGAGGCGCTGGGCAACAAGGAGGCCACTGAGTGAACAACGACCAAACCTCCGAGTTCGCGACCGTCCCGCTGACGCCCGAGATGCGCGAGGCCTTGCGCGTGAACCCGATGCGGATGCTGAACCGCTTCCTGTGCAAGACGTGTCACTACGCGTGGCAGCAACCTGCGCCGACGGGGACGTGCCCGAAGTGCCACGCGGCGGGCGCCACGCGGGTCGAGTCGCTGCCGTGCATGGCGGTGAGGGCCTAGACTATGGGACTGACCACAGATCGTAACGACCCCCGTCTTGGTCACTACGTCGGACCTGAGAAGCCGGGACCGCAGGCGGATACGTACCTGGTGCTGCCCGACGAGGAACTCGCCAAGGGCTTCGTCCGCCCCGTGCGGCAGGACTACACGCACAGGGCGTGCGGCACCTCGACGCACATGGGTCTGAAGTTGTCGGAGACCTACGCGCGCAATCCGGGGTTCTACGGCGCGACGTACTGCTGCCACTGCCGGGCGCACTTCCCTGTGGGCGAGTTCACCTGGGACGCGGATGGAACGGTCGTGGGCTCTTGACGATGCTCCAGCTCCCCCTCGCTCCGCCCGACGCCGCGCGGCTCTTGCTGCAGGCGTGGCTGCGCGTGAACGGGGGAGAAGCAGCCGAGCCAAAGATCGCCACCAGTAAGAACCTCCCCGTCCATGGCGTAGCCGACGCGTCCGTCGCAGCGATCAAGAAGGCGTTCAAGGACTCCGTCTCCTCCGCGGGCATCACGGACCCGGCGTCCGCCCTCGCCTTGATCGAGCAGAACGGCGCGCGGCTCCGGGAGGCGCTCGCCAAGGTGCTGCTGCGGGTGGTCGTGGCCAGCGGGCAGGTGCACGCGAGGGGGCTGCCGAAGCGAACGGCACGAGCGGCGGAAGCGTCATTCGGTAATGGGACGCTGGTGCAGTTGCACGGCGTACATGGCGTCGTCGCCTTGCGCTCCCTCGCGCCCCAGCGCCCCGCGACCTCCGTCGGCATGACCTTCGACGCCGCGAACCCCGCCGCCGTGGCGTGGGCCAGGGACCGCGCGGCGGCGCTCGTCAAGGACATCACGGATGACCAGCGGCAGTCCATCCGGGACCTCGTGGCCGGCTCGCTGAACAAGGACCTCTCGCGGCGCGAGCTGGTGCGGGACATCGAGGACGTGATCGGGCTGACCTCGAAGCAGGGCGAGGGATTGATGAGCCTCCGCGACGAACTCGAAGCGGAAGGATTGTCACAGGCGGAGATCAACGACGAGGTCAGTGCTCGTTCTGGCGAGATGCTCGACGACCGCGCCGCGATGATCGCGCACACCGAGAGCATGGCCGCCGCGAATCAAGGCCAACTGGAACTGTGGGACCAAGCCGTCGCGGACGGCTGGCTGACCGGCGACGAACAGAAGGTATGGATCGCGACGCCCGACACGGTCGTCTGCGACGACTGCGAGACGCTGGACGGGGAAACCGTGGGGCTGGACGAAGAGTTCAGCATGGGCGGCGACCCGCCGCTCCATCCGTTCTGCCGGTGCACCGTGGCGCTGGCGGGGATGCCGGGCGGAACGACGGAGGAGGGTTAATGGCTACTGCACTTCGTTCTCTCGTCGGCGTGACCGGCAAGGCGCACACCGCCCTGGACTACCTCGGCCGGCCGACGCTGATCGTGCCAGTCGTGGCGCTCGTGGGCGACCTCGTCATCCACGCCGTCAACGCCGCGTCCAGCGAGCTGGTCCCGCTGGCCACGCTGTCCAAGGCGCCGCACGAGTGGGCGCACAAGCCCGTCGTGTTCGGACACCCGAAGAAGGACGGCGTGCAGATCTCGGCCAACGACCCCACGGTCCTCGAGCGGCACGGGCTGGGCACCGTGGCCAACCCGCGCATCGAGAACGGCAAGCTGTGCGTCGACGCCGTGCTCGACGAGGCGCGCGTGGAGCTGCTCGGCGGCGCCAAGTTCCTGCAGTCGCTGCGGGACGGCGTGCCGTGCGAGGTCAGCGTCGGGTGTTTCGTGGAGACGTCGATCCGCGCCGGGGAGCAGGGCGGGCGGGCGTACAAGGCCGTCTGGGAGTCGCTGCAGCCGGACCACCTGGCGCTGCTGGCCGCGTCGCGCGGCGCATGCAACATATCGGACGGATGTGGAACTCACCGCGCCGCAGAGGCGGGTGAACGGGTCTACGACATCCTGATGGACGGCAAGGTGATGGGCACGCTTCGCCGAGGCGGGCTGAAGGCGGCCGGCGGTCCCGGCTCGGGATGGACGGCGGAGAACGGACACGTGCCGGGGGCGCAGGGCGGCAACGCAGATCAGGACCGCCGTGCTTTTGAGGGCCATGGTGGTACGGCAACTCCGAAGGAAGGTGATCGCGTTCGCATCATGGGAAAGGTATTTGGTGCCGGAAAAACAGGCATCGTAAAGTACAGCGATTCGCAGGGATCTTTTCACTCGGTTCGCGACGCGAAAGGGAATTCACTTGGATCCTTCCACTCTTCCGATTTGAAGGTGATGGAGGGTGCAGAAGGGAGTGCTCATGTGAAGATCAAGGAAAAGCTCAAGGCGCTCGTCATGCGCCTGAACCAGCCGAGGGACACGCCGGAGCAGGCGGCCAGCGAGGAGGCCGCGGAGCTCGTCGGGTATGGCGTCGTCAAGACGCTGCTCGATCAGGCCGGCGCCACGCACGACGAGGCCCTCGCGCTCGTGGAGCAGCTCATCGCGGACGAGTCCGAGTCGCCCACCGAGACGCCTGCGCAGGAGGACGCCGAGGAAGAGGTCGAGGAGGCCCGGCTGGAGGCGCTGCGGACGTTGTGCATGGCGGCGATGTCCACGTACAGCGCGGTCTGCTCGCAGGTCGGCGCGCTGCTCATGCCGGAACCCCTGGAAACGGACGCGCCGCGGTACATGGCCGGCGCGCGGAACAGCGCCGCGGACATGGCCGTCATCCAGAAGGTGCACGACCACAGCGTCGACCTCGGTGCGAACTGCCACTCGGGGAACGTGCGGGCGTTGGCGGCTACCGGGGACAAGTCGCTGGACGACCGCATCCAGGCGGTAAACAAAGCCGTGCAGCAGAAATACGGCAATAACAGCAACCAGCTCATGCCGAGTACCGCATGGGCGCGGCAGGTGTACGATGATCACTGCATTGTGTCCAGGGGCGACAAGCTCTACTCGGTGCCCTACACGATCGACAAGAGCGGCGTCGTCACCCTCGGGGACACGGTGATGGAGGTCAAGCAGGAGTACGTGGCGGCCGCCGCTGCCCTGTCCGTCGGCGACAAGGTCACGATCGACAAGCCGGGGCACGACGCGCACGGCAAGGCCGGCGTCATTAAGTCGTCGCTCAAGGGCGGGTTGGTCCACAACGTCGAGGTGGGCGGCAAGGCGGTGGGCGCGTTTCACCGGTCGAACCTGAAGGCGGCTGCCGCCCTGACCCAGAAGGAACGCGACGCGCTCCCCGAGTCCGACTTCGCCGGCAAGGGCACGTCGTTCCCAATCGTGAAGCCCGCGGACGTGGCCGCCGCCGCATCGTCCATTGGCCGCGCGGGCGCTGACAACTACTCGACGGACGAGCTGAAGGCGAACATCATCAGGCTCGCGAAGCGCAAAGGCGCCGAGTTCGTGGCGCAGTTGCCGGAGTCGTGGAAGGCACAACCGAAGGCGGCAGGCGCCGCCGATCAGGCCGCTGTGGCGGTCGAAACAGCGGCCCTGAAAGCCGCAGAACAGCGGCCGCCATGCGGCTGCGCAACGAAGGAGAACAGAGCGATGACCACCGAGCAGAAAGCAGAGGCCATCAAGACGTTGGTCAACTGCAAGCACAGCGGCTTCACGGCGGACGACCAGGCCATGCTCGAAGCGGCGCCCGACGCGCGGCTCGAGTCGTTCCTGGTGGCCGCGGAGGCCCGGAAGAATGAAGTCGAACAGGCCAAGGCGCCGAAGGCGCTGAGCGCCGACGAGTTCATGGCGCAGGCCCCGCCGGAGCTCAAGACCCTGCTGGCGCGCCAGAAGCGCCAGGAGACCGAGCGCAAGGCGGAACTCGTCACCGCGCTGAAGACCGCGCAGGAAGAGTACACCGAGTCCGAGCTGGCCGCGATGCCGGTCGAGGACCTCGAGCGCATGGCGCGCATGGCGCGCATCGCCGAGAAGCCGTCGTACGCCGGCCGCGGACTGCCGCGCGCCGCGCAGGAGACGGACGTGTACGCCAACCCGCCGGACCCGTACGCCGAGGGGATCAAGGCGCGCCGCGCGGCGATGGGCCGCTAGGTCACCGAGTTTGAGACGCGAACGGCGGGGCATCCGCCGAGAGTCAAGCGGCGACACGGTCGCCGAGAAGGAGTGAGAGACAATGGCAATCACGATGCAGGATCCGAACACCACCAATTTGGGTGGTCCGGTCACGATCGAGAACACCAGAGCGGCGTCCGAGGTGATCTATCCCGGTCACCTCGTGCTGCTCTTCAACAACGCCGGCGTGCAGCGCTACAAGAAGCACGACGGCACCAGCCTCGACGCCGTGCGCGCCGTTGCGCTGGACCAGCCGGACCAGAACCTGCCGTACACCACGCCGTGCGCGGCCAACGACCTGATCCCGGTGGGCATCGGGGCGCCGGGCGCCAAGTTCTGGATGCACATCGCATCCGGGCAGACCATCGTGGCGGGGCAGCAGCTCGAGTCGGCTGGCGACGGCACGCTGAAGGCGCACAGCGCCGGCATCCCGCTGTTCTCGGCGCTCGAGAACAAGACCGCCGTCGCCGACACCATGATCCGTGTCGAGGTTATCTAGTCCCAGGCGTGAGCCGAGGACCAACGTCTGGGGCGTGAGGCCCTGACAGGAGGAATGAGCATGTTCGACCAGATGAGATTCACAACCGGCAACGACAAGAGCCCGGTTGCGGGCGCGTTGCTGCGCGCCCTGACGGAACACGGCGAGATCGACGTGGCCTCGCTGCGGGCGCTGTCGCCCCTGAGCGACAAGGCCCAGGTCATGGTGGACAAGGCGGTCGTCGAGGTCGGGCTGGAGCGCCTGACGTTCGCAGCCGACCTGCTTGCCGAGGGCCTGACGTACTCCCTGGCGGACCCGTTGTCCGTCACGCAGGTGGAGTGGGAAGCCATCAGCAAGACCGGCGGGGCGCAGCGCACCATGTCGCCCTCGGCGCGCGGCGAGAATCAGCTGCCGAAGCGCACGCTGCACCGGATCCCGGTGTACCTCACGACGGACGACTTCAGCGTCGGCATCCGCACGCTGAAGATGTCGCAGCGCGTGGGGCAGCCCATCGACGTGACCCTGATCAAGCAGGCCACGCGGCGGGTGAACGAGGCCATCGAGGACGCGGCCATCAACGGCGCGACTACCCTCGACGGGCAGGACATGTACGTGGCGGGTTACGCCGCGCCGGGCCTGCTCACGGCGCCCAACGCGAACACCGGATCGCTTTCGGTGGACTGGACCGCGGCCAACGTGGTCGGCACCACGGGGCCGGCGATCGTCAATGACGTGCTGAGCGGGATCAGCGCGTTGCAGGCCGACAAGATGTATGGGCCTTACAACCTGTACGTCGGGACGAAGGCTGGGAACACGATCGAGGGCGACTTCAAGGTCAACACGACCGACACCGTCCGACAGCGTCTGGAGCGCATCCAGGCCGGCGGACGGATGCTCAACATTCGCGTGGCGGACCGGATGCCGAACGCGGCGACTGGGCAGCAGATGGCGCTGGTGCAGATGACGTCGGACGTCGTCGAGATGATCAACGGCCAGCCGCCGACGGTCATCCCGTGGACCTCGCTCGACGGCTTCACGCTCTACTGGCTCGTGATGGCGATCATGATCCAGCGCGTGCGCTCGGACTACGACGGCAACAGCGGCGTGTACCTGGGGTCCAAGGCGTAGTCGGTAGATCAGAGAAAGAGGCACATCATGGCAGAGACGAACGCAACTGACAAGTCAACAGCGGCGGTGGCGGCCAACCCCGTCGCCGCCGTTGTGCACCCGCCCCTCGAGATCGTCGGGGCGGTGGGTTTCGCATTCAACCTTCGCGGCGAGGGATTCGGCACCGAAGGCGTGCTCACCGTGGGTGGCCAGTCGGTTCGGGTCACGTCGTGGCAGGACACGGTGATCAAGGGCGTGCTCCCGGAGCGGGCGCAGGGCGAGATCGTGATGACCCTGCCCTCGGGCGTCGTGCGGCGCGGCACGTTTCCGACGCCGGTGAAGAAGTAAGAGAGCGGTTCGGCCTCCCGGCGGGGATGCAAGCGCCAAGGCGGCAGCCGAAGCGGGCCGAACTTCTATTTGGAGGAACAGTAACATGATCACGTTGGTCGCCACACCTGGCGCGGCAGACGCCAATAGTTACGCCACCGTGGAAGAGGCGGACGCGTACTACGACTCGCGTCTGTACGCGGACGGCTGGCTGGCCAGCGGGGTCAACAAGGCAGCGGCGCTGGCGATGGCCTCGCGTTTGCTGGACGGGTTCTTCACCTGGACGGGTGACGCGGCCACGCAGCGGCAGTCGAGCCGGTTGCCGCGGTACGCGTTCTTCACGTGGACCGGCGCGCCCTCCACTGCGGAACAGGCGTTGTGCTGGCCTCGACAGGGAATGTACTCGCGCAACGGCTACCTGATCGCGTCGGGCGAGATCCCGAACGCGCTGAAGAACGCCACGGCGGAGCTGGCCGGTCAGCTGTTGACCGCGGACCGGACGGTGGATAACGACATCGAGGCGATGGGCATCACGTCGCTGAAGGCCGGTCCGGTGTCGTTGTCGTTCAAGGATCTGGTTGAGAACAAGGTTATGCCGGACGCGGTCCTGCTTCTCCTCGTGCCATCGTGGTACGTCAAGAACGCCGTGCCGTCACTGTTCGAGATGCTATGAGCCTGATGTCCGTCGTCCGCTCGGCGTGTCTGGTGGCTGACCGCGTGACCAAGTCGCTGCAGCCCACCGTCATCCACGAGGCCGTGGCGGGCATCGACGGCTCAGGGGCGATCACGTTCGCCGCCCCGGTGCCGCGCGCCGCGCTGGTGGACTACACGCAGAAGATCATTTCCAGCTCGAACGGACAGATGATCGTCAGCCGGGCGCGCATTACGCTGCTGACTCCGGTTGCTGTGACTCTCCAGGATCAGTTCACGCTGCCCGATGGCACGACAGGACCGATCCTCGATCTTAGCGGCGTCATCGACGCGGCCACCGGCACGCTGATCGTAGAGGAGATTGCGCTATGACGCGCTGCCGCGTGTGCCGCAATACGACGTTCGTAGACGTGCTGGACTTGGGCATGACGCCCTATGCCGATGACTTCCTGACGGAGGAGAGACTCGGACAGCCCGAGGCGTGGCTCCCGCTCCGGGTGGTCATGTGTGCGCACTGCCGGCTGGTGCAGCTCACCTATGTCGCGTCGCGGGAGGCGCTGTACCAGAACGATTATCCTTACGTGTCGTCCACGACGAGCATGGGCGTGGCGCATTACCACGACATGGCGCGCGGCATTGTGGAGCGGTTTGGGTTCGGAGAGGGCGACCTGGCCGTGGACATCGGCAGCAACGTGGGCGTGCTAGCCGAGGGGTTCGAGAGCAAGGGTCTGTGCGCGCTGGGCGTGGAGCCCGCTTCCAAGATCGCGCGCATGGCTAACCTACGCGGCATCGAGACGATCAACGAGTTCTTCAGCGCGCAGTTGGCAGCGGACATCGCAGGCAACCGAGGCCGTGCGTCCGTCATTACTGGCACGAATGTGATTGCGCACATCGACGACCTGCACGACTTGGCGCAGGGGTTGCGGCTGTTGCTGGCGCCGCGCGGCGTGTTCGTGTTCGAAGCACCCTACCTCGGTGAACTGCTGGCTCAGTGCGAGTACGACACGATCTATCACGAGCACTTATCCTATTTGGCGCTGCGCCCGGTGCAAGCGCTGTGCGAGCAGTTCGGTCTGGAAGTCTTCGACGTTGAGCGTATGGTCATCCACGGCGGGACAATGCGCTATTACATCGCGGCGAAAGGCGATTACCCCGTCGGCGACGCGGTGCGTTCCCTGGCCGCCGAAGAGGTGGATTCGTGCGGCGATCTCGAGTTGCAACTATTCGCAATTGGCGTGAGCAAGCATCGGCGCGACCTGAACTTTCTGCTGCACTCGCTTCGGCATGAGGGCGCTCGCATCGCGGGCGTGAGCGCGCCGGCCAAGGGCATGACGCTGCTGAACTACTGCGGCATCGGCACGGGCGTGCTGGACTACGTGACCGAGAAGGCGCCGCTGAAGATCGGCAGGTACACTCCGGGCGGCCACATCCCCGTCGTAGAGGACAAACAGTTGCTCTCGGATCAGCCGGACTACGCCCTGCTGCTCGCGTGGAACTTCGCCGACGAAATCATGGCGAACCTCGCAGACTTCCGTGGCAAGTTCATCATCCCGATCCCGGAGCCGAAGGTCGTGAGCCGATGATCGTTAGACACCTCACCATTTCGGCGTCAGACGCTCGCGGGTGCATTGTGGACGTCGTGCAGGACACGCCGTTCGAGCACGCGGCGCTGATCCGCTCGAAGCCGGGCGCGGTTCGCGGCAACCATTACCACAAGGCGTCCACGCAGTACGTGCTGGTGCTGAGCGGGCGGCTGCGAGTGACGACGCGCATGCCGGGTTGCGAAGCGAAGACCGTGGACGTCGGAGAGGGCGACTTGGTCATCAATGAACCCCTCGAACGGCATGCCATGACGGCGCTGGAGAACACTGCGTTCCTTGTGCTGACGCATGGGCCGCGCGGCGGTGACCACTACGAGTCCGATACGTTCCGGGAGGATGCGTGATTCCGGTCCACCGTCCGGTGATCGGCGAGGCGGAGATCGCCAACGTGCTCGAGGCGTTGCGCGCCGGGGAGATCTCCGGGTCGTGCGGCCGATTCATCACAGAGTTTGAAGGCGCGTTCGCGCAGTACTGTGGCTGCAAGCACGGCGTGGCCGTGAGCAGCGGCTCGACGGCGTTGCACCTCGCGTGCGTGCTCGCCAACATCCGGCCGGGGGATGAGGTGCTGGTCAGCGCGGGCACGAACATCGCGTCGGCTAACGCGATCGTGCAGCAGGGCGGCATCGTGGTGCCCATCGACGTGGAGCCGGACACTTGGAACATGGACTGTCGCCTGCTGGAAGCCGCCATCACGCCGCGCACGAAGGCCGTGATGCCGGTGCACTTGTATGGGCACCCGGTGGACATGGGGCACCTGCTCGACGTTGCGCTGCGGCACGGGCTGTTTGTCATTGAGGATTGCGCCGAGGCGCACGGGGCCACGGTGCGCGGGGATAAGGTCGGTGGGCTGGGCGACGTCGGATGTTTCAGCTTCTACGCCAATAAGGTCATCACGACGGGCGAGGGCGGGATGCTGACAACCAACGACGGCGCGCTGGCCGCGCGGGCGCGCCTTCTGCGCAACCTGGCGTTCACCACTCCGCGGTTCTGGCACGAGGAGTGCGGGTTCAACTACCGCATGACGAACGTGGAAGCCGCGATCGGCCTCGGGCAGTTCGGCCGGATCGAGGGGATCATCGCGCGGAAGCGGGAACTCGCAGCGGCCTACACTGAACGACTGTCCGCCGTGTCCTGGCTGCGGTTGCCCGTTGAGCGCGAGTGGGCGCGCAACGTCTATTGGATGTATGGCGTGGTGGTCGATCATCCGCTGGGCCAGGACATGCGCGACCAGCTCAGGGCCCGGCTTGCAAGCGCTGGCATCGATACGCGCACGATGTTCTGCCCGTTGAATCTGCAGCCGGCGTTGCGGAAGCGACACGCGGTGCGGACGCTGTCTTGTCCGGTGGCCGAGAGCTTGTGGAAGTGGGGCCTGTACCTCCCGTCCAGTTACGACCTGACGGAAGCTGAAATCGACCGCGTTTGCCGGGTGGTGTCATGCGCGTAAACATTGCCATCAGCGCGCCGGATCTCAACTGGATTGGCGGTCGGTTCGCCCGGGAACTGGCGGCGCGGCTTCCGCAGTACGGCGTTGAGGCGACGATCAACGGGGCGTCCGCGGACCTGGAGTACCAGCAGATCGTGTATGGCGCGCCCACGTTTCGGCCGGCCGTCGGCATGTTCACGCACGGGAAGGACAGACCGGCGCGGTTCGCCGTTGATTACGACGGCCAGATCGCGCTCAACCCGGTTTCGCTGG